CGCTCGATCTCGGCGCAGCGGTCCTGCACGGTATGGATCTCGTCCTTCAGCTGCGGCTGCTGCTCCCACATGATGCGCGGGTGCCGCGAGATGCGAGCGCCGTCGAGGATGTCGCCGTTGAGCACGACCATCGCTGGGTTGAGCGCCTTGGCGAGACGGCAGAACGCCTCATGCGCGACGGTGACGATGCCGGGCCAGTAGTGGCAGTCGGAGGCCACGAGCACCACGCCGTCCTCGAGCGTGTCGTGCATCTCGCCTTCGTACTTCTCGGCCCGCTCGGCGGCGAGGGCGTTGGCGCGACGTCCGGCTGCGCTGCGGTCGCTTGCGCCGCGAATGGGAGTGATGGATTCCAACGCCATGCCGTACTTCGACTCCATCGAGCGGCGGCGGCTGTAGACGTTGCGCAGGTTGATGCCGAGCGCCTTGGCGACGAGCGGGGCCTTCTTCAGGCGCTGCCAGGCGGCGATGAACTCTTGGTCCGATGCGGTCAGCGGCACGGCTTGGCTCCCGAGTCGAAGGTGGTCAGGGACTGGTGCAACAGGCTCGCCAAGTTGTCCACGAAGACCTCATCGTGTGTCAGGGGATGGTTCATCTCGTCGAGCAGGGCATGCGCCCACTCGTGGCAGAATGTCTGCTGCAGCTCGGTGTCGCCCTGATCGCCGCGCAGGTCGATGCGGTGGCGGGTCGGGTCGTACATCCCGACGGTGTCCATCGGGTGCGGCCAGCGGGTGCGAGGGATGATGCGCACGGCGAGCTGGTGACCGTGCATCTGGAACCGGCGCGGTATCTGCAGCCGGACGTGGCGGTTCATCTCAGCCAGTCCTGGAGCTCGGCGAGCCGGGTCGCGTCTCGCTCGCAGGCGGCGAGGTGGGCGGCAATAGCCTCTCCAACCTCTCCCGCGTCGCCGGACTCTCCGGTGGCGTCATCAGGGACGGGGGCGGCGGGACAGGCTCCGGGCAGACCAGAGGCGGCGTCGCGCAGCCGCCGAGCAAGGTCGCGACCACGCCGATCGGCAGCACCCAACTTCGATTGCAGGTCACGCTCCACCCCCTCTCTGCGCAGAACATCGGCACGATGCTTCTCGTACTGCGCGACGATGACCGCTGTGGACTCCTGCCGGACCTTCGCCATGGCAGCAGACCACTCGGCCTCGGTGACCGCCGAACCGGCCTTATAGCCAGCCCGGTACGCATGCGAGAACCCGAGCCACCCGGCAGCGAGTAGGGCGACGGCAACCGCCGCCCAGACCTTCACGCCTGCGGCTCGCCCTTGCGCTTGGACAGCACCGACCACACCGCAGCGGCGATCGTGGCAGCAGCGCCACCCACCGCAGCGACGGTCTCGGCGTCAGCGATGCCCTTCCCGACCAGATAGCCACCGATGGCGGCGACGACAGCGCGGACGATGCCAGCAACTTGTTCAGCAGTCATGGTTCACCTCTCTCTGTGAATACGCTTAGTTGACGGATAACCGGACAGATTTCGCGTGAGGATGTTGGAAATGGGGGAATTCGCGGAACCGCTTCCACCGGCCCGCCCACTCGAGGCCCGCCGCCTCGCCGAGTCTCCCGACCTGCTGCCAGACCGGGGCGGTCGCAGACCAGACCGGCTTGCCGCTCACCATCGGGACGACGTCCACGGCCAGACTCGCAGGCTTGCCGTTGAAGCGGAAGTTGTGCATCGACTGGCCGGGCTTGGCGTTCGTCACCCGGGGGCCGGGACGGGTGCGCCCCTGAACGTAGAGCCGCGCCTGCTCCTCGTTGCTGCGATAGGTGCAGGTCACGAGCAGGTCGATACCCTCACGCGCACACGCCGCCAGGAACGCATCCACGAGCGGACGCATCAGCGGGTGCAGGTCTTCGAGACGGCGGCTGCTCACTTGAAGAAGACGATGGTCGCCAGAATCCCGGCCATGCCGGTGAGCAGGGCAAGGGCGATCTTGATGAGCAGATGCTGGATGGTGTCCACGCGCTTGTTCATGTCGATACGGCTCGACGCGATGGTCGTGCGCAGCTCGATGTGGTCATCACGCAGGCGGCTGTACCGCTCGGCGCACACGTCCTCGTGCGAGCGAAGACGGCCCTCCACCTCGCGCAGCCTCGCGGGCCAGTCACCGGGATTCGTCGTCAAGGTCGGGTCCTCGAAAGTCATGGTCACAAGACCTCACGCCGGGGCGCAGAGGCCGCGATCTGCTCGGCCTTCGCGAACCGCTCCGCAGCCTGACCCGCAACCGGGGCAGCGGCGAGCAGCGACTGCATCTGCGCGGCTTCCTGCTCGGCCATGTCCATGGCCTCGAGCTCCTCGTCCGAGCGCAGCGCCTTGGCCGGGACGTTGTTCGCCTCGGCGATGACCTTGACCGCCTGATCGGCGTTGATGCGACGCAGGACCTTCATGTCGCCCGACGCCTGCGCCACCGGCAGGATGGCCTCGATGGTGCGCAGGATGCCCGCAGCCTCCTCGGCACGCATCAGGCGGGCAAGCGGCCCGGTGTACTTGGGCAGAATCTCGCCGCCCGACATGACGTAGTCGAGCAGCTGCGGCGGCGGCTCAGGCAACCCACCCGACGCCGAGAGCAGGTCCAACTCGCGCTCGATGATGGGACCGATGAACTCCGACTGCTGCCGACCCATCGTGGGGCCGAGCAGCGCACCCTTCTCCTGGGCTCGCTGCATCACCTCGGTCGCCGTCATCACGCGGGGGCTCTCGACCAGAATCTGGAACAGCGTCACGAGGAACGAGTCGTTCACCGCCTTGCGCTTCTGGTCGGACATCTCCATGCCGATCGGCAGGTTGCCGCCCGTCATGAGCGGCTGAACCAGCGGCGTCCCGTCCTCGCGGAGGTATCCGTAGTTCAGGGCATTAGGGCGCACCGAGAAGGCATTAAGGGCCCCCTCCTCGGAGAGGATGAGCGGCGGGTCGACCATGCGGTGCGCCATCCGAAGCATGGTCTTTTCCATCTCCTGCAGGGACTTGATGTCGGCCAGAGCCTCCATCGCAGGGGACCGCCCATAAATCTCTCGCGGGCCGGTCACATACCGACCCACCGCATACGGCATCGAGCGATAGCCCGACTCGGCGAGCAGCGCGTCACCCTCACGGGCGACGTACCGCGACATGTACTGCATCCCCTCCGCGCCTGCCTTGCCCGCCTTGTACCCGTCGTTCGGCTTGACGCAGTGGATGAACTCGAACAGGGTGTTCGCACGGTCGCCCGCAGCGGACTTGATGCCACGCGGGAGATTGTCAGCCCAGCCCGGGACCTGCATCGCCTGCCGCGCCGTCAGTTGGAAGCAGCGGTATACCGTGTCCACGCGCCCCGTGTGGTCGAGGTCGATGACGATCTCGGAGAGCGGGATGGCGCGGTACCGCAACGTCACGCCGGGGATCTCGTCGATGAACAGCGCCGAGGTGCCGAACGCCCCAAGGCTCATGTAGCACTCGAAGGCCTGCGAGGCAAAGTTCGCCGTCGGGGCGTACCGCTGCCGGAACAGGATGTCGCGCAGGGAGTCGCACCACCGCTGCACCATCACGTTCTCGTCGAGCTCGGGGATGCCGGTGTGCAGGCCGTGCCACATCTGCGTGGCCGGGGTCAGCATCGAGTCCATGGCAGCGGCGAAGCGGGGCAAGGCCCGTTGCGCGGTCGAGTCGAATATCTTCTCCGACCGCTTCTCGCCCGGGGTGCGCTGGCCGGTCATCTCGGCCATCGACGGCCAGACCCGTTCAGCAACCTCCTGCCAGTGCGACTCCCAAGTGCCACGAGCACCCTTGAGCCGGTCGTAGCCTTGCAGGACATCTTGTGCGCGTGAGTCCATCGTTACTCCCAGAGCAGGAACGCGCCGTTTTCCAGCGTGATGTTCTCGTCGATCTCAGTCACGAGGTTGCCAGCACTCTGGTCATCACCCGTTCCGTCGCGTCGCAATGCGCGGCCAGTCGTGCGCTCCTGACTTCGCGGCCAAGTGCGCATTAGAATCCAGGGCTCGGGATGCGCAGCGCCACCGCATAGACAGCAGTCGAGGTCGCAATGCTGCAGCGGATCTCACCGGCACCCAGCTCGAAGATGCCACCACCAGCCGCAGTCAGCGTCACATCTGCACCCACATCCTGCGCGGTGCCGTTCGGCCCCTTGCACTGCAACTTGACCGTGCCGCCACCGAAGGTCGCCTCAACACGGAACTCGCCACGACCACCCGGCCATGCGAACCACGAACCCGTGGCGCTGGCGTTGGATGCAAGGACGATGCCCGTAGCCATGTCAGTACCCGGAGTCAGCGATACGCAAAACCTGAGCGTAGACGGCAGTTGCCGTCGCCACCGCTGCGCGAATCTCACCCGGCCCGAGCTCGAAGGTGCCGCGACCGTTGGCCGTGAGCGTCGTCGTCGAGCCAACCGCGATGGCCGTGCCGTTCGGACCCTTGCATTGGAGCGTCACGCTGCCGCCGCCGAAGGTCGCCTCCGCACGAAAGTCACCACGACCACCGGGCCAAGGGAACCAGTTGCCCGTCGCACTGGCATTGGAGAGCAGGGTGTATGCCGTCTTCATGGATTACCTCAAGCCGCTACGGCCTTGATGACTGCGAACGTGATGACAGGCGTATCGGTCCCGGCTGATGGGACCGTGCCATTGTCGATGTTGCCGACCGAGATGGTGCATTGACCGGCGCTGACCGCGACCACCTGGACGTTGTAGTACTTGGCCGTCCCAGCCGTCAGGCCGGACTTGATGCTCGTCACCACCACGTCACCGGCCTCGATGGCGCTGTTCGTCAGCACGAACTGGTCAGCCTCGTGACCGGCGATCGACGCAGCAAAGAGCGTGATCTGACCGCAGATGGCATTCAGCGTCACCCCGGTCGTGCGTGAGGTACCTTGAGTCTGCACAGCGCCCGCGCCGGTCGCGTAGCCCACACCACCGGACGCCGAGGTCGAGCGGATGGAACTCGCCGCAGTCACAGCACCGGCCTTGGTCACTTGGAACCGGGCAGCACCGCCCACCAGCAGGTTGAGCAGCATCGACCCTGCGGCACTGGCCGTGTCGGTGACGTCCATCTTGATGGCCGAGAAGGTCGTTGCGACGTTGTTCCAGACCGCCACGAGGTCAGCCACCGCACCGCCGGTCAGCGCCTTGGCCGTGACCTTCTTCGTCTCCGTGGAGCCGGTGTCAACGATGGCGAGGACGTCCGCAGCCGAGTCGAGGTCGGTCTGCGCCAGCGACGTGAACTGGCTGATCTTCTTCGTCGCCATTACATGCCGCCGCCGAGCAGCCTCGTGGTACCGACACCGCCCTGCGCCCGGGTCTCAGGCGTGGACATCATCGTCGCAGCACGACCGCGCCGACGGCGCATCCGGCCAGACTCGATCTCGCGCTGCTTCGCCATGTCGGTTTCGGGGGCAGGCGGGGGCGGTTCGATTTTGGGCATCTTGGGCTTGAACAGGCCGGACATAACGCACCTCGCGGTCGATGTTGGCGCGAGTCTAGCCCAACACCGAGTAATCTGCTACCGCCACCCCCGGGCCACCCCGGCGCACCGTCCCTCGGAACGGACGCCGACCCTTGGCGAGGTACCGCAGGGCGTCAGCGTAGTGGCTCGTCCAGTCGTGGAGCGGGCGGTCCTTGAACCGCTGCAGCCGCTCGTCGTACTCGCGCCGGTACTGCCGGATGGCATCCATGGCACGGGTCATCCGCGCCGCCGCCTCGTCTGCCGTCTCGCCGGGGAACGGGTCAGGCCGCTTGTTCCACTCGACCACCGGCAGCATCTGGCGCACCGCCTGGATGCCATCGTCCACCGAGTCGGCCTCAAGCACCCGGGGGTTGAGGCCGTACCCTGCCGCTGTCTGCAGCCGGGACTTGCCAGACCCCCACTCCTTCACCGCGCCGTCGTGCGGCCAGATGTGGTCGGCGTAGACGTAGTCCATGGCGAGGAGCTTCTTCGCGTACCAGTCGAGCCCGACGCCGGAGCCCTCGAGCACGTTGATGATGCGCACCTTCTGGCCAATGAGCTGGTAGAACCAGACCACCGTCGAGTCGCCGATGCCGATATCCCACGCCGTCCCGACCGGCTGGCCGATGACGTGCGGGAACTCGTCCACCCTGCCGCCCTGCTCGGCCTTGAGGATGGCATCGCCGTAGTACGCACCGGGGATGTCGGCGTCAAAGTCGCAGTAGTACTCCTGCCGGATGATGGCCTCGGCTTCCTTGTCGCCGCGCTCGACCCGCAGCTCCTTGCGCTCGCGATCGATGGTCGCCATCGGTATGGACTTGGTGTCCTCGACCGTCAGCACCTGACCGAACCACGCCGGGTCCTTCCGGGCGTAGTCCACCAGACGGGCAAAGTGATTCCGCCCACGCGGGGTCGAGATGAATATCGCCCAGCCGTTGTTCTCCGCGAGGATGGGACGCAGGAATGCCCAGGCATTCGGGTCGGCAAGGGCGTACTCGGAGAACACGACACCCATGGGCGGCGAGCCGATCAGGCTGTTGTAGTTGTCCGACCCCACGACCTGCCACGTCGAGCCGTTCTTGAACCGGATGAACATGTCCTGCTCGCGGGTCGTCTCGCGCAGCTCGAGCGGGAAGGCAGCGTCGATGCGCCGTCTGCCGGTGTGCGGGTCCACCGCGTCCCAGATGGCCTTCCTGGACTGGTTCGCCTGCGGGAGCATGTGCCAGATACCGCCCACCCGCGTCATGGCAGACACAGCCGCCCAGTGCAGGGAGATGTCGTCCTTGCCGGAACGGCGGTGCCACGCCAAGGCGAGACGCTTGCAGCCCTTCTCCAGCGCGCCCCACGCCTCCAACTGGTAGGGGCGGGGGGACCAGCCGTTAGCCGGAAGGCTTATCGGCATCGGTGAACCGCACGACATTGACGGTCAGGCCTACCTCGCCCTTGTGCTCGAGGTCGAGCTTGTCGCCGTACCGCTTGGGCAGGAACTTGGAGGCAAACCACTTGCGAGCGTCGAGCTCGACCCGGGCCTGCTGGGCGTCGATGACCCCGTTCCGCATGTCCTCGATGACCTGCTCGGCCTTCTCGACCTGATCCTGCGCGAGGGCTTCCAATGCGCGCGCGTAACTGTCACCAGCCGTGACCTTCAGCGCCGCTGCTCGGAAGGTTGCCCGATTGATGCCGACCTGTAGACAGGCGGCGTTCTCCGACATGCCGTCCTCGACGAGCGCGAGGACTGCCTTGACCTGTTCTGACCTGTCCGGCATCACTTGGCCATCAGGCGGCGGGCGGCGGCACCCTTCCCGGCGCTCTTGGCCGAGCGTCGGGCGGTCTCCAGGGCGATCGCCACGGCCTGCTTCTGCGGCCGACCGGCGCGGACCTCGGTCGAGATGTTGCGGCTGATGGTCTTCTGGCTGTAGCCCTGCTTGAGCGGCATGGTCACTTCCCCTTGTTGCGGTTGCTGATCGCCTTGGCCTTCGCCTTGGCGTCTTCCTTCGAGCTCGCGCCCCATGCCTTGAGGGCGAGGGCGAGGCGGGTCGGCTTGCCGTCCTTCTCCATCGGGCCGGGCATGTTTCCCATTCGCGCCAAGAATGATGCGCGGCGGGGGTTGTCGCCTGACTTCACCGGGGCCTTGAGGTTCATCCCCTCGGCCTTGGCAGAGCGGCGACCGGCCTCGTTCAGCCCGCCCTTCGGGTTCTGCCCTGCCTTGCGCTGCCATGCGGCGGTCTTCATACGAGGTTCACGTCTCTCGGCTCCTGCGGTCTACCACCCGGGCCACCCGGTACCGGCGTAGGTGTCGGGCCACCGAGTCCCGCAGCTGCGACACCGACCGAAGGCCGGACTACCCGCTGCACCCTGCCGACCGCGCCGCCGAGTCCACCACGGGACGAAAGCCTCACGGCCTGCTCTGACCCGAACGGCTGCTCTGTGTCTCCAAGTCTAAGCGCTTTCGACCCCGGAAGCGAGGGATTCAGCCGTATGACGGGCGGCTCCTCGCCGTATCTCGGGAGGCCTGTCCACCCGCCGCCACCACCCACGCCGAGCAGGTTGACACCCGGCAGGTTGACCGGGACGACGACCTGCGCGTTCCACGAGAAGCCCCAGGAGAACCCCCACGAGTTCCCCCAGACGCTGTTCTGTACCGGCCCCCACCCTGAGCCCCATGACAGGCCCCAGGACTGGCCCCATGCACTCACACAGGACCCCACGGGTCGAGCAGCGTGCCGGAACCCTTGACCGTGTAGGCGTTGACCTTGCGGATGTCGCTGCGGATCGGCGTCGTCTCAGCCGCGAGCAG